ATTACTCATCAATGGTTAATTTTGCAAGATGTAAATGTTTGGGAGCAAATGTTCTCAGGGGACCTAAACAAATACCTTGGGATGGTAAATTAGAATATGATTATCAACTTTGGATTGATAATGACATCGTATTTGATACTTCAAAGTTCTGGCAACTCTGCGATCTCGCATTAAGTGAAGATGGTGTAGAAAAAGAAATTACTGCTGGTTGGTATGCAACTGAGGATGGTCACACAACTTCTGTCGCACACTGGTTAGAAGAAGATGATTTTCGTAAGAATGGTGGAGTGATGAATCATGAAACTGTTGAAACGATGTCAAAACGTAAGAAACCATTTACTGTGGATTACACTGGTTTTGGTTGGGTATTGATTAAAAAGGGTGTGTTTGAGAATCTTGAGTATCCTTGGTTTGCTCCGAAGATGCAAATCTTTGAATCTGGTAGCGTCCAGGACATGTGTGGTGAGGATGTCTCATTTTGTTTAGATGCAAAAGATGCAGGATTTGAAATCTGGTGTGATCCTCGGATTCGTGTGGGGCATGAGAAAACTCGTATTATTTGATGGAGGTATTTTAAATGGCTAAAGGTGGAACTAATAAGGTTGTTTTTGAACCTGGAGCACCAAAGAAAACTCGCCAAGGTCGCTCGCCAAGAACACTTCTCTCAGCAACCTCTCGTAATGGACATAAAAAAAAGTATCGCGGACAGGGTAAATAGTTAAAATAAAACTTAACACATGGCATGTTTAATCGCTAATCTACCTTCACAAGAAGTCTGGGTTCGTAAAGAATATCTAACCGATCATCAAAGTGGTTGGGGTGAATTTGTTAAGGGCGTTTGGGTATCGGCTAAGTCGATTCCTGGACGTGCTTTTTATTTTGAGACATATTTACCAGAATATGCTGCAATGTATGATAAATTGCCAATTAGTGCTTTTTTAGCTCGTCCAGAAACTCCAGAACCTGACTTAGATTTACCAAATCTTCAATTTTGGAACTGCATGGACTATGGAGTTGTTGCAGTACAGAAACAATTTATTGGATCAATGGACTATGAGTGTTATACACGCGACTTTGGACCTCAAAAAGGCACATATGTCTGCACTCTAGACAATTATCACCAAGATCCAGATGTAATTGACTATGCAACAAGTGAAAATCCTGCAGAACATAAGTCACATAATCTCATTGAACTGCAAAATGGACAGTTTGCACTCTATCCCAACAACCGAATACGCATTTATGATAATAGTTTAACTCCAAAAGAACCAAAAACACCTGATTTTAAGGTTTCGACACGGTACTATCAGGTTGAAAACAGTTATGAACGACTCGCAATGGGCAATGAAGATGAATATTTTTGGAAAACAGCACAAGAACGGGATAGCAACCCCGTAAAAAGTTCTGATTTTAACGAATCAGGAGCAAAAAATGGAGAACACTGAGAAAAAAATGCTGAGAGAGATTGCAAATGACAATCAAACTCCTAAAAAACATGATTTTTCACTTCAAAAAGAGTTACATTCTAAAATTCGTAATGATGAAGATTATGATGACTGGGAATATGGAACTGAGCCAATACCTCTGTCAGAATTTTAGTTAAAAATTACCCATAAATAAGTTAGAATTTGTATCATACATGCCTCTAGAGCGGGTAAGTCAAGGATTTAAAGACATCAGTATGTCATTTCAGGTTAATCCCTTAAATGATGATCTAATTGCTTTGAAAAATGAATCTGCGATTGCCCGCTCAATTCGTAATATTGTTTTTACTTTTCCTGGAGAAAGATTTTTTGATCCAGATTTTGGTTCAAATGTAACTCGTTCTCTTTTTGAAATTGTTGATGATCTTACTGCTATTACAATTAGAGATGAGATTGAAAATTCAATTCGTAATTATGAACCAAGAGTAAGTCTATTAAGTGTAGAGACAATTCCAGACTACGATAACAATGCATTTGATGTTGTTATCATATACAGAATCATCGGAGCGGATATACCCCCTCAACAGTTAGAATTCGTCTTGCTGCCAACACGATAAATGCCACTTCAAAATTTCACTGGTCTCGATTTTGACCAAATAAAACAGACTTTAAGAGACTATTTAAAATCAAATTCCAATTTTACGGATTATGATTTTGATGGATCAAATCTATCGTCAATTCTTGATGTTTTAGCATATAATACTTACATTACCTCATACAATGCTAACATGATTGCAAATGAGGTCTTTCTTGATAGTGCGACTTTAAGAGAAAATGTAGTTTCTCTTGCAAGAAATATTGGATATCTGCCAAGATCAAAGAAATCTTCACGAGCATCTATTAATTTTTTCGTCGATACAACAAATATCTCACCAACTCCATCCACACTGACACTTAAAAAAGGTCCCGTCGTTGCAACGGGTAGTCAATTTGCAGGGCAATCTTTTGTTTTTGGTATTACTGAAGATAAAACAGTTTCTGTTACTGACTTAATTGCAACTTTTGATGATTTGGAGGTTTATCAGGGCACAGTTATCGATCAGAGTTTTGAATATTCTTCTAGAAATCCGTTTCAAAGATTTATTTTACCGAATGCTGGAATTGACTTAGACACTTTGAAAGTAAGTGTAAAACCAAGTAATCTTTCTACAGTTTCAGTTAGGTATACAAGACAAGATAATCTATTTGATGATAAGTCTGGGTCGGTGATAACCGAAAATTCAACAATTTATTTTATCAATGAAGTTGAAGACGAGCAGTATGAACTTGTTTTTGGTGATGATAAGTTTGGAAAAGCATTAGTAGATGGAAATGTTATAAATGTCTCATATATTATTACTGATGGAGATTCTGCAAATGGTATCAGCAACTTTACTTTTAGTGGGTCAATAAATTATACACGAAATTCTGTTCAGTATACGGTTACAAGTGGAATTTCATTGATTTCTGCAACTTTACCGTCAAGTGGTGGTGAACAAATCGAGAGTGTTGATTCAGTTAGAAAGTATGCACCTCAAGTTTATTCAACTCAAAACAGAGCTTTAACTGCAAATGACTATGAAATTTTAATTCCTAATAAAATTTACCCAGAAGCAGAGTCAATTTCAGTATTTGGTGGGGAGGAATTAATACCTCCTCAGTATGGAAAAGTTTTTATTAGTATAAAACCAAGAATTGGCGATTTTGTCCCCAATTTAATCAAAGAAAATATTAAAAGGGATCTAAAAAAATATGCTGTTGCTGGAATTGTTCCAGAAATTTTAGATCTTAAGTATTTGTATATTGAACTCAATAGTAAGGTTTATTATAATAGTAATTTAGCACCAAGTGCATCTTTTGTATCTACTTCAATTCAATCTAATATTAATAAATATGCAGAATCGTCTGACTTAAATAGATATGGAGCAAGATTTAAGTACAGTAAACTTTTAAAAGTAATTGATCAGAGTCACTCTTCAGTCACATCAAATATCACAACCGTTCAAATGAGAAGAGATTTAAGATTAACTCTAGATGGTTTTGCAGAATATGCTGTTGATTTTGGAAATGAAATTCATATTGCTTCTATGAATGGATTTAATATTAAATCAAGTGCATTTAAAGTTGTTGATATATTAGAAGAAGTTTATCTAACTGATGTTCCAAATTCAGATAAAAAAACTGGCAGCATATCATTTTTCTCGCTTTCCGCACCAGGATCAACCACTCCAATTATTGTAAGAAAAAATATTGGAAAAATAGACTATCAAAAAGGTCGTATTACAATTAATCCAGTAAATATTATTTCGGGAAAAACAAAAGACGGACAGCAAATTTTAGAAATATCTGCTATTCCAAGTTCTAATGATGTAATTGGTTTACAAGATTTATATTTACAACTAGATAGAAGTAGCGTCGAAATGATTGTCGATGAAATTAGTTCTGGACTTGATCCATCAGGTTCAAATTATAAAGTAAGTTCAAGTTATCATAACGGAAGTATTGTTAGATAAAAAATGACAGAAAAGAGAGTTCAATTTAACAAAATTGTAAAAAATCAATTACCATCTTATATTCGAGAGGAATTTCCATTAGTTGGTGAGTTTTTATCTCAATATTATTTGGGACAAGAGTATCAAGGAGCTCCCATTGATTTAATTCAAAATATTGATTCTTATATTAAGTTAGACACTTGTGGAAAAATTATAAAATCAACAACTCT